ACCGATAAGTATCGGGTCAAGCAGGAGCGCCGTCACGCGCTGCGGAGGGCTGTTGAACGCTATCGCGCCGGGGAGCGCGGTAGATAGGAGCCGCCATGAGTGACGTGACAGTAGCACCCGATGCCACACCGGCACCGGCAGCGCCCTCGCCTGCCAACGAAGCAGTCGTCAATCCAAGCCCGACGATGCCGCCGCCGCCGCTGGGCAACCAAGCACCCGACAAGGTGCCGGGCGACCGCCGGGACGCCATCCAGAAGGCGTTTGAGCGGGCCAGCAACCCGCAGAAGGCCAAGGAGGCCAGGGAGGCGAAGAAGCCAGCTCCTGCCGCCGAGCGGGAGAAGCCCGGCCTGGGCCACAACCAGCCGCCAGAGGAAACCAAGCCAGAGAAGATCGATCTGAAGAAGGCCCCGCCCAAGGGCGAACCGCATCGCGAGCAGGGCCGGTTCGCGAGAGCGCCTGATAGACAGCAAGAGCCAGGACAACAAGAACAACAGCCAGGGCAACAGCCAGGACAACAGCCAGGGCGTCAGGCTCCCCGCCTGCCGGAAACCGCGCCATATCGTGATCCTCCCCAACGCATGGCGGAACACGCTAAGGGCGAATGGGCCGCCACGCCAGAACGGGTGCGTGGCGAGTTTCACCGGCTGGCGCAAGAGACAGACGGCATGCACCGGGCCTACCGGGCCGACTACGACACGATGGAAACCATCCGGCCATTTCACAAGATGGCCGAGCAGCACGGCACCACGCTCAACCGGGCGCTCACGAACTATGTCTCGATGGAGCAGAAGCTCCGCAGCGATCCTATCGGCGGCCTCGATGTCATCGTCAACAACCTGGGCCTGAAGACCTCAGACGGCCAGCCGATCACGCTGCGCGACGTGGCGTATCACGTCCTGTCGCAGTCGCCAGAGCAGCTCAAGCAAGTGCAGCAGGGCAACCAGCAACAGGCGGCCTCGCACCAGATTGGGGCGCTGCATCAGGAGGTGGCGGGCTTGAAACAAGCCATCAACCAGATGCATACTCAGCAACAGTTCACCTATACCCGCAGCGAGGTCGATAGTTTTGCCGACACTCACACAAGGTTCGATGAACTAGGGGCAGCGATCCACCGCGAGATCAACTTGGGCTTCTCTCTTGAGGAAGCCTACGACCGAGCGGACAAGCTGTACCCGGCCCAAGCGGCTCAGACCCGCACCCAACCGGCTCAGACCCGGACAGCGGACAAGTCTATCTCAGGCGCACCTAGTGGCCCCTCAAACGGGACAGGTGAGCGCAAGCGAGATGGCAAGCCCGTAGCTTTGCGCGATGCAATCGGCAACGCGATCAAGCGCGTCAATGGTGGTCTGTAATTTAACCGGAGGGGCCAATGGCCAATATCACAACCGCATCTGCTTATCAGCAGATACTGTCGATGGCGCTGGAAGAGCGGTCATCGAGCTATCAAGACCTCGTCAGCAACAACAACGCGCTGCTCGCCGTGCTTCGCCGCAAGGGCGCGTGGCAGACCTACTCTGGCCCGCGCATTCGCCAGACACTGCAAATCGCCAAGCAAGTCGCGCAGTGGTACAGCGGCTACGACCAGCTCCTGAACCCGGCCATCGATCTTTTTAATGATGCGTATTTTGATCCCAAGATGGTGGTCGTTCCGGTCATCCTGTCGATGCAGGAAATCCTGAACAACCAGGGCGAAAACCAGCTCATGGATGTCTACGACAGCTATATCGGAGCTGCCGAGCGTTCGCTGGAAGACACGATGGACGCCGCCTTGTACGGCGACGGCACCGCCAACGGCGGCAAGGCACTGACGGGGCTGGCGACAGCTCTGCCGGTCATCACCAACAGCGGCATCTATGGCGGCCTCGACCGGGCCAGCGCCGTGATCTGGCAAACCAAGTCCTACGACGCGCAGTCATTCCTGGCGGGCAGCACCCAGGTCAACAAGGACACCATTCGTCCGATGTTGAACTACATCATGAACAAGCAATCGCGTGGCCGCGACCACGCCGACTTGATCATCATGTCGCCGGAACACTACGCCGCCTACGATGCCGCCAGCATCGTCATCCAGCGCCAGACCAACGAGACATCGATGGGCAAGCTGGGCTTCAGCTCGCTGGAATATATCGGTGGCGGCAAGCGCGCCGAGATCGTTCTCGACGGCGGCATTGGCAGCAACATGCCGCCCAATACGTCATTCGGCATCGACACCGACAGCCTGAAGATCAGGTATCACCCGTCCCGAAACTTCGACAAGATTTTCGACGGCGATGGGCAGATGCCCATTGATAAGGACGCGGTTGCCCAATTTATTGGCTGGATGGGCGAACTCACAATGACTAACCCCATGTTTAATTGGAGACTTTACGACAGCAACCCGGCGACTTGACGGGCCGCTGCCCACTCGAGTTGTGGGCAAACGAACCCGGCAGCGTGACGCGACTGCCGAGTAAAGGAGCCGCCGCCCTGGCCTTTATCCCTAACAAGGAAGTCCCCCAAGACGCGGATGGGGCGGCGGTTCTGAATTAGTAAACAACGGAGCAGACGATGTACCAAGTTCGTGATGCCGACGCCGCAGTGGTCGCAACATTCCGCCACCACGCGCTGCCGAATAAATCACTGACCGACAAGGCTGGCCGTCCGGTGTTTGACGATGTCGAGGTGTGCGACATCCGCTTTGCCGGATCACGCAACATGTCCACCTTCCCCGCCGCCGCCATCTCGCACTGGAGGATCGAACCGGAAACCGGCGAACAGATACAGGTGACCTACGCCGAGCGTTTCCAGCGACAGTACCGCCAGTTCAAGGAGCAGGCGCACCAGACCAAGGCCGGGACGCCATTGCAGTACGTTCCGTTCCTGACCGAGGGCAAGCGCGCCGAGCTGCGCGCCCTCAACATCTACACGGTCGAGGCGCTCGCCGTGATCGACGGCCAGGAGCTGAAGAACCTGGGATCGTTTGGCCGCGACCTGAAGAACAAGGCCGAGGAGTTCATCACCAACGCCAGGGTGCAGAACGCACCCAGCATGCAGCTCCAGGCCGAGCTGGAGGCGCTGAAGGCGCGCAACGCCGTGCTGGAAGAGGACAAGAAGGCCTACGCCGATCTGCAACCGGCGGCGACCGAGGCCGAGAAGGCGTTCGACAACATGGACCTCGACCAGCTTCGCGAGTTCATCACCACGGCGACCGGCCACGCACCGCACGGCTCGATGACCCGCAAGGTGCTGGTGCGGATGGCAGCAGAGGCACAAAAAAGGGCGGCTTGATGAGCCTGCTGACCGTTGTTCAAGATGTTTGCGCGCATGTTGGGGTGACGTACCCTAACTCAGTCTTCTCAAACATCGCCAGCAACAGGTCGATGCAGGAGATGCTGGCGGTCGCCAACGAGCAGGCGCAGCGCATCGCCTACGACCATCGCGATTGGACGAAGCTGCGCGCCTACGCGCAGCTGGATGGCGATGCGGTGTGGCTGCCGCCACAGCCTGACCCTACGGCAGTGTGGACCGGCACCACGGCGTTCAACTTACCCGCCAACTACAAGCGCATGCTGCTGACATCGAACGTGTGGCTGACCACGTCAACGCAGCAGGCGATGCGCTTCATCCCCGACACCGACGAGTGGCTGCGCCGCCGCATCAACAGCTCGACCGGATCGTGGGGCGAGTGGACGCTGCTTGGCGGCAAGATGCACATTTTCCCGGCGATGGGCGTGGGCGTTGCCGCACGGTTTATGTATTTGGACAAAAATTGCATCGACCTCGCGAGTGGCGGGCGTGGCGATGCGTTCCTTAGTGACGCCGACACGTTCACGCTCGACGAGCGGCTGTTGAAGTTGGGCATGATCTGGAGCTGGAAAGCAAACAAGGGTGCGCCATACGCCGAGGATATGTCCACGTTCTCCGACGCGCTCGCATCGATAATGGGCCGCGACAGCCCAGCTCCGATCCTTGTTGTCGGCCCGACACTGCGTCCCACCGGCTTTGGCACATGGGGCTACTAACATGCCCTATTCCTCCACCCCTGGTGAAATCCCGCCGTTCAACGGCGCATTCAACATTGCGCTGCAAGGCCCGCCAGGGCCGCAGGGGCCGCCGGGAACGCAGGGACCGTTTGGACCGGAAGGCCCCAAAGGCGACACGGGTGCCGACAGCACCATACCTGGGCCGGAAGGGCCGGTAGGCCCGCCAGGGCAGAAGGGCGACCAGGGTATTCAGGGGCCAAAGGGCGACACCGGCCCGGCTGGCGATCCTGAAGCGGTGATGGATCAGGTCGCCGGGATGCTGGTGGCGGGAACCAACATCACGATTGTCTACGACGACCCCAACAACAAGCTGACTATCAACGGCACCGGAGCTGGCAACGCTGGCGGCATCACCTTCACGCCCGGCGGCAACCTCGTCGCCACCAACGTGCAGGCCGCCATCACCGAGCTGGACAACGAGAAGGTCGCCAAGGCTGGCGACATGATGAGCGGGCCGCTCCAGATTGGACCCGATCCGGTTTTTCCAGGGGCTTTGTTTGCAGTCAATGATGGTGCCGGTAATGGGTTCACTGCTGCGTCATTCTGGGTTGACCTAACTACTAGCTTTGGGACTGATCAGTGGAGTTCAGCAGCATTCTATTTTGGCCGTACTCGCGGCACACCGGAAGCGCCTGCGCCAGTACAAAATGGTGATGCGCTTGGCGGGTTTTACTGGAACGGCAACGAGGGTGGCGATTGGGCTAATGGCGCTGGCCTTATCGGTCAGGTTGATGGTCCGATAACAGTTGGCCATGTGCCAACAGCATTGACGTTTTGGACTGGTGACAGCCTTGGGGGCATCGAGCGCCTGCGTATCGGCAGCGATGGCTTGTCGGTTTTTACCGGCGAGGTGATCAGCAAAATCGGCATTGGAATTATTTCGCCAACTGAAACAGGAACATACCTCAGTTTGCTGAAGGCCCCAGGCGCGGCAGGAAATAACACCATTGAGGGTGGTGTTGGGACAAAGACTGATTGGTCCGATTATCAGGCGCGCTGGCAAATAATGCTGGGCGACGGTAATCCTGAAGTCGCTGGAAATGGCGGCAATAATTTTGGTATCTATCGCTTCGACAACGCTGGCCTACCTCTTGGCATGCCGCTTTCTATAGATCGTGCATCAGGACAGGTTTCGGTCGCGCAAGACCCGCCAACGCAGCCGCAGAGTGTCGCCACCAAGAAATATGTTGACGCCAAGGTCGCCGCCGTTCCTGCACCTGACCTGTCGAGCCGCGTGAAGATTGCTGGCGACACGATGACCGGCGATCTGACGCTCAATTACGCCAAGCCAATCATAAATCTCAAAAAGACAACAGCGGCAGAGAACCCACAGATCAGGGGATACAACGGCAACCTGTTTCGCTGGAACGTAAATTTTTGTGACGCCACGCCTGAAACCGGCGGCAACACGGGATCAAATTTTGCGATTGGCAGGATGGACGATGCCGGGAATTTTATAGATGTGCCGTTTCACATCAGTCGTTTCGACGGCAAGATTGATGTGTTGGGTGATCCAACTATTCCGCTCGGCATCGCCACCAAGCAGTACGTCGATGCCGGTGTGCGGCCAATAAATAACATAGCCGCACCAACCTACACTCTGGTGCTGTCCGACGCAGGCAAAACACTTGTAATACAACTAGGCTCGACCATCACCGTGCCAGCGAATGCCACTGTGGCGATCCCGATTGGCGCGCAAATCGATCTCGCGATGGCTGCACCGTTCGTGGCGACAATAGTACCAGCCGGTGGCGTCACGATTTATTCAGAAGACAGTAAGCGCAAGCTGCCCAAGTTGGGATCATGCGGGACGCTGACGAAAATTAATACCGATACTTGGATGCTCTGCGGGAGCCTCATCGCATGAGCAACCGCCTGGGCTTCAAAATTTCCCAAGACGACACGCGCTACAACGATGCGTATGTGACGTGGCTGGCGCATTTCGATACGGTCGCCGGTACGCTGCCAGCCGCAACATACATAGTCGATCACTCAGCAAAACAAAACGGCAGGATAGCCCTGTCTGATAATTGTCAATTTGGTGCAAGCACCGGCATAGGTGGTGCTGGCACGTCGATATATTTCCCCAACAACGCCCTGGCCTACTCGCCGGTAAACATAGACAACTCGTTCAATCTGTCCGACAACGATTTCACTATTGATTGGTGGGAATACGCAGTAGGCGACACCGGAGTTTATCACCCGTCATTTGTGTGGGACACGCTGGGTAATATCTACTCTCCCATGCTGGTGGGTTGGGGCGACAATACCGCTTTGTATTTTTACGCATCCAACGATGCCGCAACTTGGAACCTTGCGGCAGCCGTGCCGATGGGTACGCGGCAAATGAACACCTGGGCGCACCGTGCGCTCGTTCGCAAGAGTGGCTACTTCTACACATTCGAGAATGGTGTGCTTAAGGCCCAGGCGGCAGTCGGCGGCAGCGGTGTTTTCAATATCGCAACGTATGGACCGTGTCTGGGCTGCTGGCCGAGAAGCGACGGCTACTATTATTTCTGGGGCTATATAGACGAGTTTCGCGTCAGCAACGGCATTGCTAGATGGACAGCTAATTTTTCATTACCGGCGGCGGCATCGCCGTCAGTGCTTTATAAACCTGACCCGGATCTCGCCACTGTCCTGCTGATGCACTTCGACAGCAGTTGGGCTGACGCATCGCAGTACAAGCGCGGCGCTGCCAGCACATTCGCCGGTCTTACTTTTTCAATCGCACAAAGCAAGTTTGGCCGCATTTCGGCGCGGTTCGACGGCCTGGACGACTACATGTCTTTTCCAGATAACGTGCATTGGACGATAGGCGACGACTACACCATCGATCTGTGGCTGCGACCTGAGGCAATACCCGCAGCAGGACAGGCCGGGTGCATCCTATCGCATCTCGCTGGAAACAGTGGCTGGATTTTTATGCTACTCAGTGACGGCAGTGTCACTTTTCTACAGCGGAACACGGGTGGCGATTACAGCGTATATGGTTCCACTCTGTTAGTGATTAATAACTGGTATCACATTGCATTTGTACGAGCTGCCCAAGTAAGCAAGGTCTACATCAACGGCGTAGGCGGCACTCCACTTACAACCCCGGTGTTCTCTGCCCCTAACGCATCAGCTTTGTTTGCTGGAATGTGGGGAGCTGGCACGTCCTACCCGTTCAAGGGTTTCATGGACGAGCTACGCATAACTTATGGCAAGGCATTATGGACTGCTGATTTCACACCGCCGACAGACGTGCATGGCGCGACCGGGGAAAAGACGGTCCTGCTGCTGCATTTCAACGGCGATGTCAAAGACAGCTCACCCAAGCGACAGGTCGTTCAAAAAGCAACGGCGCTGCTATCAACCGCGCAGAGTAAATTTGGTGGCTCGTCAGCAATCTTCAGCGGCGGCCAGCTCTGCTATGTCCCGACAGCCCCCGCCGATCTGAATTTTGGTTATGAGGATTTCACTATTGATTTTTGGTTCTACAGCACAGGCGCTGCCGGGACAAACCGCGCACTGTTTGGCCGATGCAATCCAAGCCTGGGTGAGCTGGCTATCGGATGTTATATCGGCACCGCTAACCGCTTGGTTTGTTCTTTCGGAAAAACCGGAGACACAACCGGGACCGAGTGGCTTGCCCAGATGACATACGGCAAGGTCGATGTCACACAGAACACATGGCACCACTACGCAGTGATGCGGCGCAATAATGTTTTCAGCCAGTATCTGGACGGTGTCATAGACAGCGATCTGCAAGACTATGGAGCTTGGCCTATCTTCGTCAGCACATGGTCGTTTGTCATAGGTGCGCTTGGCAACAACAACAACTACTGGACCGGCTACATCGATGAGTTTCGTGTCACCAAAGGCAAGGCCCTTTGGACCGCCAACTTCACGCCGCCAACGCAGCCGGGGAGCTGATGAGCGTCCACCAGGGCTTCCGCCGTCAGCCGGTGCCGCCGCAAGTGGCGCAGAAGCATCAGGCCATCACCATCCCGGCACCGGCAGCGGGCTTAACCGACAGCGACAACTTGGCGTTCATGAAGCCCGGCACCGCCGTGCTGCTGGACAACTGGGTGCCGACGCTGCGCGGCGTCCAGCTGCGTGGCGGCTTCATCCGGCACTGCGATCTGCATGCGCTCGACGCCGAGGTGCCGCCGGTCCCGTCGCCGCTTCGCAAGCCGATCATCTCAGCGTTTGAGTACATCGACGCCGCCTCCCGGCGTATCTTTGCAGCTCAGCAAGACAAGCTGTTCGATGTCACGTCAGCCACGCCGATACTGGTGAAGGACGCGCAGTCGAGCGGCAACTACGTCGCCTCGCAGATGGCCAACGCCAGCGGCGACCACATGCTGGTGGCGAACGAGGCTGGCGATTACCTGATGCACTTCGACGGCCTGACGTGGACGACGTTCGACGCCAGCCAGATCACTGCGCCGACGCCGCCAGCGCCAGCTACGCCGCCGACATGCACGACCGGCCACAACCTCACCTACGTCTGCAAGTACCGCAATCGGTTTTTCTTTATCGAGGGCGGGACGATGAACGCTTGGTACTTGGGCATCGACAGCCATCAGGGCGCTCTCAACCTCATCCCGCTGGCAGGCGCTGCGGCGCGTGGCGGCAAGCTGCTGTTCATCGCCGTGTGGTCCGGGGACACGGGAGATGGAGTGGATGACAAGCTGGTGTTCTGCACAAATCTTGGCGAGCTGATCGTATTCACTGGCAGCAACCCGGCAGACCCGGCCAACTGGCGGCAGGAAGGCCGCTTCCAGATACCCGTGCCGATGGGCATGAACGCCCACATCAACCTAGGCGGCGATCTGCTCGTCGCCACGCTCGACGGCATTGTCCCCATGAGTGGGGCCATCAGCAAGGACGCAGGCCAGCTCGACTTCGCCATGATCTCGCATGCCATACGCGGCATGTGGCGGCGCGAGGCGCTCAGCAAACGCTTCTTCCCCTGGACGATGAAACGCTGGGACGAGGCAGGCATCATGGCCGTGACGTGGCCGGGCGGAAATATCGGCAACCGCTACTGCGCCGTGGTGAACACGGCGACCGGCGCGTGGTGCCGCTTCATGGGCTACGACGCCACATGCTTCATGCAGCTCTCCTACGATCTGTTTTTCGGGACGCAGGATGGCATCGTCATGCAGTGCGAGCGCACCGGCTACGACGACGGCAAGCCTTACGTCTGCACGATGATTGGCGGCTGGGGCATGTTTGGTCAGCAGGCGCAGACCAAGACGTGGTCGCAAGCCAGGGCGCAGTTCGTGGCGCGTCCCGGCGAGCCGTTCGTGCCGCAGATCACCGCAGTCACCGACTACGTCATCAACCTTCCGGCGGCACCACATGCCGGTCACGACAGTGGCCGGGCCGATGTCTGGGACCAAGGGCTGTGGGATCAGATGCTGTGGGACGCGGCTGGGTTGCCAGCGGCGACAGTGCGAAACACCGGCTGGGTGTCGATAGGCTCGACCGGCTTCTCGCATGCACCAGTGGTGCAAGTTACAATGGCCCAGAACGCCAAACCGAATGTCGAACTGATTGCCATTGACGGTCTGTACTGGACCCTTGGCACCAACGTGTAGGAGCAAGTATGGCAGAAGCAGCACCTCCTCCGACGCCGACACCGGAAGCGCCGGGCAACATTTTCGAGGGTTACCAGAAGGGTGACCCCACTGACATGTTTGCGCCAGCCTACATCAAGGGCTTCGCGCCATCGCAGGAGGCGCTGGCGGCGTGGAACGCCTACAATCACCAGCCCGGCCTCGTCGAAGCCTCGCGCATGCCGAACCTGTACGTCGATCCGGCGGCCAGCCCGATGTCGGCAGGCGACGGCGTCTACGGCGGCCCGATCCCGCTACAGCAAACCTACGGCGACAATCGCGGCATGGTGGACCCGGAGGCGCTGCGCGTGGCGGCGCAAGGCGGCCACTACGACATCGAAGGCCGACGCGCCGCCATTGCAGCTCGCCTTGCTGAGAACGAGCGGCTGAAAGCGCCAAAGGCGATAGATGCGCTAGTGGCGGCCACCCAACCTCGCGATCCGATGGAGATGTACAAGTGGCCCTACGCTGGCGGGCCGCCTGGAGGAGACTGATGCTGCGCTACGTTTATGGGCAGGATGAACTAGTAGCGCGAGCGGTAGCGCAACTCATTCCGCATGTCCGCAACTACGGCTTCCACAAAGAAGCCAAGGCCATTGGCGTGATCGACGAGGAGGGCCGCCTCATTGGCGGTCTGGTTTATCACAACTACGACCCAGAGGCCGGGACGATTGAAATAAGCGGTGCCGCCACCAACCCACGCTGGCTAAACCGTGGGACGATCCGGCGCATGTACCAGTATCCGTTTCATATCTGCGGCTGTCAGATGATTTTTCAACGCACCCCGGCTGACAGCGTGAAGCTGCTGTCACAGCTAGCTGCCTACGATTACACATTCATCAAGGTTCCGCGCATGTTTGGCCGCGAGCGCGACGGCGTTCTCTGCATACTCACATACGAAGATTGGTGCGCCAACAGGTTCAACCAGCGGTTCAAGCATCATGAGATCACGATCCCCGATCTCAATGAGCTGACGCAAGAGGAGGCTGCCTAATGCCTATGTACAGTGCCGGTGGCCCCGCAATGATGGGTGGTGGTGGCATGAACACCAGCGGCGTTCGTGACGCTATCACCCAGGCGTTGATGAATGTGCAATCGCCACAGCCCCGCACCGAGATGCCGGGCGCGCAACCCGGTATGCCGGGCATGGGTGCGCCGCCTGCACCGCAGGGTATTCCTCCAGGCGTGACAGCACCTCCCGCAATGCCTGGGGCCGGTGGAGGCATGCCCCCTGGCGGCATGCAGCCACCGGGAGGCGTCATGCCGCCGCCAATGGCGGCAGGCCAGACACCGCCGCCGATGCCGGGTGGCGCTCCAGTGGGGCCGCCGCCGCGTGTGCCTAACATGGTGGGACAGGCACCGCTCGATCCGACACTTGGAACGCAGATGCCCGGCGGGCCGGGACAGCTAGGACCATACTGATGGGCGGAAAATCCTCTCCACCTCCAGCACCTAATCCGCAGGACACGGCGCGAGCGTCAACCTCGACGAACGTCGCCACGTCCATTGCGAATGCGATGCTGAATAATACCAACCAGATCACGCCGGAAGGCTCGCTCACCTACAATCAAACCGGCAACTACAACTGGCACGACCCATACACCAACCTCGACGTGAACATCCCGACGTTCACGGCGTCACAGATACGCAGTCCGCAAGCGCAGGCCATCGAGGACCAGAACCAAGCAGCCAAAATGAATTTGGCTGGCATGGCCAACGTGCAAAGCGGCAGGCTGGCCGGTCACCTCGCGGAGGATTTCGATCCGAGCGGCGGTCCTGCGGCTGGCGATCCAAACATGATCACGGGTGTCGGCAAGGCCGCCACCGAGTTCGCGGATGTCGGCTCGCAGCAGCGCGAGTTTGGCGCGGCTGGCGACATCACCAAGAGCTACGGCGCTGGCGACTTCAGCCAGGACCGGCAGCGCGTCGAAGACAGCTTGATGGGCCGCATCAATCCGCAGCTCGCCAAGGAGCGCAGCAACATCGAGCAGCGCCTCGCTGACCAGGGCATCCGCTACGGCTCGCAGGCCTACACGTCAGCGATGGACGACTACAACCGGCAAGCCACCGACACCCGCTTTGGTGCGATTGGCGCTGCCGGGCAAGAGCAGCAGCGCATGATGGACATGGCTGCACAACGCGCCGGGTTCGAGAACGCGGCGCAGCAGCAGGAGTACACGCAGCAGCAAGGTCGCGGTCAGTTCGCCAACATGGCGCAGTCCACTGATTTCCAGCAAGCCGCTGCTCGAGGTGAGTTCGCCAACGCTGGCCTCGCGCAGCAAGTGGCGCAGGGTCAGGCCGGGTTCAACGCGCAGAACATGGCGCGCAATCAATGGATGAACGAACAGTATGCGGCGCGCAATCAACCGATTAACGAGATCAGCTCTCTGCTGTCGGGTTCGCAAATCAACAACCCGAATTTTGTTAACACTCCGAATAATCAAATACCAACTACTGACGTGGCGGGACTTATAAACACTCGCTTCAGCCAGGACATGGATATTTATAAACAAGAGAGCGCAAATCAGAACGCTCTCATGGGCGGTATCTTTGGGATGATGGGCGGCATGATGAAGATGTCCGACGAGCGCGTGAAGGATGTCGGACCAAAACTGGCAACGATCTTTGCAGCAGATGAAGCTGGCGACCGCCAGGAGCTGCCGATCTACGCCTACTCGTACAAGGGTGATCCAGAGAAGCAGACCCACGTTGGGCCGATGGCGCAGGACGTTGAGAAGATCGACAAGCGCGCCGTCAAGAAGGACCAGCGCGGCATTCGCCATATCAATACCGGCATGGTGATGGGCAGCATCCTGAAGGCGGCGTGACATGGCTGAAACCGACAGCTTTATCTTTGGTACGCCAGACATTCCAACCTACGAGGCGCTGCAACGCCGCCGTGCCATTGCTGCTGCGTTGGCGGCGCAGAAGAAGGGCTTTCCCAAAACACTAGGCGAGGGCCTGACGTACCTTGGCGAGAGCATTGGCGAAGCTGGCCTCGATTGGCGGCTACGCCAGGAGGAGGCGAGGAGCCAGGGCTACTCCCAGGGCTACGACCGCAATCTGCCGCCGGTCACGCCGGTCGCGCCCATCACTGCCGAGCCGCCGCCAGCGGCGCGGCGAAATACTGTGCCTGGAGATACCGGCGCTCGACCGCCCATTCCAGGCAGCGATCCTGCCGTGCCGTCCACGCTGTCGCCAGTGTCAGCGGCACCGCCACCAGCACCCGTAGCGGCAGCGCCAGAACCCGCGCCAGCTCCGGTGGCTGTGGCGGCACCGGATGTCGGTGGCGACGGCGACCAGCCAGAGGTGGCGGCAGCTCCAGACCTCCCGGCACCCGGCGTCACCTCGTCCGAGGCACCGCCACGCTCCACGATCAGTTCCGAGCTGTCGCCGGAAGCCAAAGCGGCGCTGATAGCCGCCTCCCAGGCGCAGGAGCAGCGGCCCCCGCCAGTGCAGCAAGTGCAGCCGGTGCGCGAGGCCATCACCAATGCGCTGATGATGTCGCCGCAGCGCGAGGCGGATCGACCGCAGCCGCCGATGGAGAGTGTGCCGCCAACCACGGCAGCCTTCCAGCCACCGGCAGGCCAGGGGGCGCTGACAGACGCGCCGCTGAAGATCACGGTAGGCGGCCCGCAGAACATGAAGGACCGCAGCATTGGCGCGTACCTGAAGCCCACGGCGGTGCCGCGTGGCGTCGAGAACCTCGACCCCAAGGTGCAGCAGTATGTGGCCGAGGTCAGCAAGGCCTATCCCGGCGTCAAGTTCACGTCAGGCTACCGCAGCCCCTCCGTAAACGCGGCAGTGGGTGGCGCAACCAACAGCGAACACATGCGGCGGCTGGCCGTGGACATGGACGTGTCTGGCGTTCCTGCGGACCAGCGCCGGGCGCTGATAGCCGACGCCAGGATGCGTGGCGCTGGCGGCCTGGGCAACTATGGCGGCAACAACATCCATGTCGATTTCCGCAGCGGCACTCCGGTCGCCTGGGGGCCAAACCGCTCCTATACCAGCCTGGGCCAGACGCCGGAATGGTTCCGCAGCGAAGCTGCGCCGCACCGCATGGGGGAGCGTCCGCAGGCCGTGGCTGCGGCGGCACCGCCGCCTCCTGCGCCTCCCGCAGGGCCGCCGGTCAATACGCTGGCAGTACGCCCCAGCCCGATGATGCAGGAGCAGCCGCCCCAGGTGGCGCAGGCAGCACCGCCCGGCGGCGATCAGCAAGACGCCGTTTTGCAGGACGTGCTGGGTGCGGGGCAGCGCCCTGGGCTGCGTGGCGCGACTGCCTCGCTAGGTAGGGCAGGGGTGGCCAGCGATGCAGGCCCAGACAGCCCTGTAGGGGCCGGTATTGCGGCAAGCGTCGATGCCCGGCGCAACGCCATCGCTGGCTCGATGGCCAATCAACCGGCACCGGCTCCCGTCAGCCCCGACGTGCAAGTGGCACAGGCTCCCGGCAGCTCGACCGTGGACAGCGGCACGATCTTCAGCCCGCGCCCGGTCAAGACCATCCCGATTGGGCCGCAGCCGCAGACCGGCATCGAGAAGGCTCCCGCCACGCTGCCGTCCGAGGAGCCTATCCCTGGACAGCCGCCGCCAATGGCACCCGTGCCGCCGTTCCAGACCGAGCCGATGACGGCCCGCGAGCGGGCGCTGCGGAATGCCGCCGCCGATCCGCGCCTGCCCGACAGCAAAAAGGCGATCTACGCCAAGGAGGCCGCCGAGCTGGAGCAGGACCGCCGCAAGCTGGAGGACCGGCGCTGGGATTTGCACAAGAGCGCCCTGGAGCGCCAGTACAAGGAGCCTGAGAAGGAGCTGGCGATGCGGGTGCAGCGGCTCCAGATCGAGGAGCAGCAGGCCAAGGCCAGGATGCGGCCTGACGAGATACTCAAGGCCACCGCTGACCGGCAGACTGCCGAGGAAAACCTTGCCCGGCTGCGCCGGGAAAACTCGCCCGGCTACGTCGAGATGGACCGGCAGAAGAAGCAACTGGAGATACAGGAGGCGCAGCAGCGCATCACCAAAGGCCAGCAGAAGGAACACACCACGATTGCTGGCAAGCTGTTTGAACGGCAGCCGGATGGAAGCTGGAAGAACGCCACGCCTGACCCAGAACTAGGCGACATCTCCCTGACCGAAAAGCAGAGCAGCGCGCTGAAGAATTTTGAGCGGGCAAGACAAGCCAGCCACAAGCACGGCGACTTTTCGGCAATGGCCGGGTTCAAAGACACAGCCCTTGGCAAGATACCGCTTGGCGGCAACTACGTTGTGTCAAACGAGTATCAAATTCAGGCAAGCGAGGCAGAGGCTTGGGGTGCCGCAGTATTGCGTGACGACAGCGGTGCGGTGCTTGGCCCGCAGGAGATCAAGGACAACATCAAGCGATACTTCCCGCAGCCCGGCGAGGGCGAGGATTTGATCAAGATCAAAAATCAGCGGCGCGAGGTTGCCGAGCGCGCCCTGTACGACACGCTTGGCCCAGGCAGAAAGATTGCAGACAAGTTCGTTGGCGAGCAGAAGGCGCAGTCATCCGCCGCCGAGGAGGCCGGTGCGCTCAAGTGGCTCAGAGAGAACCCCGGCGATCCTCGCGCTCCTGCGGTTAGGAAAAAACTGGGGATACCCTGATGGTAGACAAACCATTCGACCCAGACGCCTACCTCGCCAAGGAAGAGGAAAAGCCGCCAGAGAAAACCTGGGGCGACACGGCGATGGATGTCGTTCGTGCCGTGCCGCAGACAACCAGCGACATGCTGCGCGTTGGCGGCAACTCAGCCACCTACGGCCAATGGGACCGGGCGCGAGCCGTTGGCGAGGTGCTGACCGGCGGCGCACCGTCCTACGCCGAGGCGTTGCAGGACAAGGTCGCCAGGAGCCAAGCAGCCCGCGAGCGGCTGGGGCCGTTCCTGGCAGGCACCGCCGACGCTGTCGGCGGCCTCGCCACCGGCTCGACGCTGGCGAAGGCTGGCGGCATGGCGACGGGTGCTGCCGTCAATGCCGGGAAGGCGCTGTGGCAGCGCATGGGCATTGGCGCGCTGGAGGGCGGCGCGCACGGCGCAGCACAAGCCACCGGCCACACCTACAGCGACAAGCCCGGCGACTACGTCCAGCCTGCCGTCACCGGCTTTGGCCTGGGTAGCATCCTTGGCACCGCAGCTCCCGTGGCGGGTGCCGTTGGCGGTGTCGCCAGCAAGGCGCACAACCAGATATTCCCGGCTGAACTGTCGAAGGCCGCCGACGCCGACAGGGCTGGCCTGATGGAGCTGATGCTTGGCCGCAAGGGGCCACGCGGCATGCTGCCCGACACCGGGCCGTCAATGCTTGGCACGGCGCAGGGGTCCGTTCCAGGCACGTCAGGCCCCGGCAAGTCGGCACTGGTGACGAACCTCACAGACCGCAACAATACTTCCGCAAGGACCATCACTGGCGAGGTGGATCGCAACCTTGGCCGCACTGCCGAGCCGAGTGTGGTCGATGCCGACATCGCGCAGAACATGCGGGTGCGTGGTGCCGAGTATCAACCGCTGTTGCAGAACGCTCGCGCCATCGACACGCAGGGCATCGCAGACCGGCTGACCGAGTGGACCGGCAATCTTGCAGGCGAGCGGCTGCGAACCGTGCAAGCGGTGCGGCAGGCGCTGGAGATACCCGGCAACCCAGGTGTGCTGGACCCGCACCCGGTACGCATCCATGCGGTGCGCTCATCGATCAAAGATCAAATCCGCGACCCGGCAACGCCACCCGCCACCCGCGAGCAGCTTGAGCATATCGACGAACTGCTGACCAGGGAGCTGCAAGCCAAGGTGCCGGGCATCCGCGAGCTGGACAGCCACTACGCCGAGCTGGGAACGCAGCGCCGGGCTGCCGACAGCAGCAGTGCTGGCGGCTCGATCTTCGACACCGGCCAGCAACAAGTCATGCGGCCCTACGACTATCAGAACACCATCACCGAGGGGGTGCAGCCGAAAGGCACCAATGTTGGGCCGTCAGCCGAGACATTCCGGCTGAGCCAAGCAGCCCGCGCCGAGATCGACCGCATCCTTGGCACCAAGGGCGACGACCTCCGCGCCCTGGAGCTGACGCTGGGCAAGCCGCACGATTGGAATAGCCAGAAGCTGGTGCAGATGTTTGGCCAGGAGCGGGCCGATGCCGTCCAGCGGGTGATCCGAAACGAGCGCCAGTTCCGCGACACCTATCAGGACGTTGTCAAAGGCTCGCAGACGGCGGCGCGTCTGGAGGCCGCCAAGGCGCAAGAGGCAAGCAGCGGCAAGCTGCCCGGCGACAAGACCATATGGGGGCGCGTCGAGCAGGCTGGACAGTGGGGCCTCAACGCGCTGCGCGAGAAAACCGCCGACGCCACCAGAGACAAGATCGCCAGCATCATGGCGACCAACGATCCCGCCCGGCTGCAAATCTTGGCGCAGCAACTCATGGCGTCAGAGCCTGACAAGCGCGCCAGGGCGGCAATCGTCGAAGCACTTGTCGCGCAAGGTGTTCTGTCTGGCGGCGCAGGCCTCGCGTCAAGCCAGGGCGGTGTTAAAAAGAAGCAACCACTCCCGGCTGGATACTAGGAGACAGCAATGCCACGCGACGGCGCACAAAACTACAGTGTTCCCGGCGGGACCGATGGCGTCCCAGACACGCCGGTTCTCTCGACACCATACAACGGCTTCCTGCGCGATCTGGAGCAAGACCTGAACACGCCACGCCCGATCCTGGCTGGCGGCACGGGTGCCACCAATGCGCGTGACGCCATGATCAATCTGAGCGGCGAGATGGCCAACCAGGGGCCGGTCGCCAACTACGCCGACTATCCGTTCCTGCCCGGCACGTTCTACTCCAATGCTGGCGCGACCGACGCGCCACCGTCAGGCGGCAACGCCTCCGAGATTTTTCTTGGCATCTGCTACGGCCAGCCCGGCGTCAGCCTGCAACTTGAGTGTCGCGGCTATAACACGCACACCAAACACTTCCGCTCGCAGACCGCTGGCGTGTGGAGCGCGTGGGTCACTCAGGTGACCTCGCAAGTCGATGCCGACGCCATGTACGTCAACGTGACCGGCGACATCATGAACGGCCCGTTGATCATGTCGGGTTTAGCAGAGCCGAAAAGCGGCGCTATCGGCTTTGGCAATACCGGCACCAAGTATCTCGCCTACGACGGCGTCACGGCGAACAACTTCGATCTGAGCGGCCCGCTGGCGCTGCCTGCTACGCCGCCGCCATTGGCCAACCACGCCGTGCGCCAAGACTACATGGCGGCAGCCGACGCGGCGCTGCAACTGTTGCTGCAAACCAACATCGACCTGAAGGCCGACAAGACCGCCGTGCCGGTCGCCGCAACCGTCGCTGAGTTCGTAGGCAATACCGCGCCAACCAAGATGCTGACGCCGGGCGCAGCGTGGGGGGCCACCCTGGTGGGGATGGCGGCAAACACGCAGATCAACATGGCGGCGGGCTTCGATTTCCAATCGGCTGGCGGCTACATGTACCAGCCGATCAACGTCAAGCAGGGACAGAAGGGAACGATCTGGATATACGGCGCGATCTCAGGCTGGGCCGCATGCTGGAAGTTTCCCAACAGCATCAAGCCTACGCACAGCGGCGGCTACGACATCTGCACCTACTCCTGCTACTCGCCGGATTACATCTGGTGCTGCTATCTGCCTGCGATGGGATGACATGAGCAACATCCCAGGCCTGTCGATGATGCTGGGGCGCGTGAAACCGCCGCCCAAGATCGTGACGTTCACCGGCAATGCCATCGACGTGAATATGCGCGCCGTATTCAATTCATGGTATCCCGCAGCCCTGGTGCCGGGAGACACCGCCGTCATGATTATCAATCCCGGTGTCTACATTGGCGCGTCATCGACCGGCGCGTGGGCATTGCAGCCGGGCGGCTGGCCAGAGGTGAACGGAGCAGCGGGAGCTGCGACACTGACCCTGATAATCTATGGCCGCATCCAAGGCGCTGGCGGCCAGGGCGGCGGCACCAACAGCAACGGCGGCCTGGGTGGCGGCGGTGCGATCTACATGGACCGCGCCATGAACATCGTCGCCAACGGCGCGCAGATATTCGGTGGTGGCGGCGGCGGCGGCAATTCGCAACTCATCAACGGCGGTACACAATTCAACGGCGGCGGCGGCTGCGGCTATGTCCCAGGCCCTGCCGGTGGACCGGGGCCGCCTGGAGATGGCTGGTGGATCATGGGGCAGGACGGTACGACCGAGAATGGCGGCACCGGCTTTCGCACCACACTGGACCCCAATTGCAGGATTGGCGACGGCGGCGGCCCAGGCCAAGCCGGTACGACCGCCTACAGCAACGCGCCCGGCTACTACTACGATTTCGCTGGCGGCCCCGCAGGCTGGGCCGTCTACGGCTGGGGCAATTGCTCATTTGGTAATTGGGACGGCACCAATAACCAGTTTATCTACACGGGGGCGCACAACGCAGATATCAGAGGTGGCCTTGCATAATGCCGCTAAGCGAAACCTTGAAGGCTGCATTCGCCTCGATGAGCGGCCAGCCGATAGCTATCGCCTTGTTGTTAGTGAACGTCGCGTTTTTGGTTTTTGTCACGATGTTGATGTCGGACGTGGCGACTAACGCCAGCGGGCGCGACAAGCAGAACGCCGAGCTAATCGCGCAGCTCATCCAAGCCTGCAAACCGAGGACCGTGCCATGATTGGAACGCTCATATCGATTGTGCTGCTGCTGATCGTGCTTGGCGTGATCATCTGGGGGATACAACAGCTCCTGCCGTTGCTGCCTCTTCCGGCTCCATTCCACACGATCATCAATGTGCTGATAACCGTCATCGTTGTGCTGGTGGTGGTCTACATCATCGCCGGATTGCTGGGTGTGGTTCACCCATTGAGGTTGTGATGCCTATCGCCCTGGTGGCTATCGCCATCCTGCTATCCGGCTGTATCGTGACGGCTGTGACCGAGAAGCCCTACACCTATAGCCGCTACGAGATCGATGCCATCAATGCCGAAACCGCCTGCCGCGCACTGGCGCGAAACCTTATCCAGATGGAACGCTGCACGATCAGGAGATGAGATGAGCAAGCCGCCGCAAGATATTTTCAGTCTCAGCTCCGACGTGGTGAAGCCACTGGTGCCGCGCATCGAGATCGCGCTGACCGTGCCGGATGGCGTGGACATCCAGATCACGGTCAATGGCGTGGGGGTCTTGATGCGCGACGACGAAGACGACATTGACCCGGACGCCGAGCGGCCCTAGGTTTCGTGCGCTTCGTTGTGATGGACGAGCAAGGGCAGACGAAGTGCGTCAGCGTTGTGTCCCAGAGTAAGCGCCCGGCAGCGGAAGCCCTCCCCTGCCGGGCGTAGTTGTTTACGCCGCGAGCTGCCGCGCCTTACGACGCCGGTTCAACGCTATCAAGCCACCCAGGCCAGCAATCAGCATGGGGAAGCCAGACCCGACTGCCGGGAGCGGCACCGCCTGCACACTAGGAACGATGTAGAAGCTGTCGGGGCCGTCGTTTGCGTTCGTCACGCGAGCGTAGAACGCATACTGGTGGGTTGGATCAAGCCCGGCTGTGGTCAGGCCGTTCAACAGGTAGTCAGCGAAGCCCGTGCCATTGTTGACAGACGGCAGAGCAATGCTGTCAGCCAAGGCTGGCAGGAACGATGCAACGACCGAGAACTGTCCCGGCGTCACGTCCAAGAAAAAGAAGCTCTCCAGCACTTGTGCGCCCTGTCCGGTGGCTTGGTTCATGTCGATGCCGATGCTGAACGCCTGTTGGCCGCCCAGCGCAGTGATCAGATTGATGATCTGCTGACCGCTGTAGTTGGTCACCGAAATGGTGTCTGCGTTGAGGTTGGTGTCGCGCAGAATACCGGACGAGAAGAACGCCTCAGTCGATAGCGAACCCTTGTTGTTGTAGTCGGTGTAGCCAAAACCCTGCACCGTATTGGTTTGCTGTGGCTGCGTTACGCCGCAGATCACGCACGGGTTATCGTTAGTCTGCTGAGTGCCTGCCGGGACGCCACCCAGTGTCAGGGCGGTGCCTTGGTCGATGTCAAAGTTTTGGCCACCGAGAACGCGGATGGTGGCCGCCTGCGCTGGCAGCGCCAGCACAAACGTAGCAAGCAGCACCGCCACGGCGGTGCTAAGGTGTCGGCTCATTTGATGGTTCCTCTGTTGGTTCGCTTGGTTTAACTTTAGCTTTGGCCTGCTTCTTCGCAGCCGCACGGGCTGCGTTCCGTTGCCCCTTTTCAGATAAGGGGTCCGTCTTCTCCGCGATCTGGTTGCGAGCGCGGTAGACCTTGGCGTCGAGCTGCATAAGCCCGCGCAACTTTGCTTCCTCCTCTGTCATGGATCAAGCCTCCAGTAGCCGTAGACGCAACGGTCGCCACCACGGCATGGGTTGTGGGTGTCGTAGCAGACGCCGTCGATCACGGCGCTGTAGTGTTTGCTGAGCGACACAACCAGCTTGCCCGGCGGCAACCCGCCGTAGCCTTCGTTGTAGCGCATGTGCATGGTGCAGCCGGTGCCAATCCCCATCACCGGCACCCAGGTGAAGCCCAGCTCACGCATGTAGTCCTTGAACCACTTGCGGTCTGTGTTCACGCCATTGGCGGCAGAAGCGGCTCGCTTTTTGCCGCCCTTGCCACGGCGCTGCGCGCCGGTCCCTTGGGCCAGCCGGTCGTAGACCTCCCAGTAGGACCGGCCCGTGACGATGGCGATGGAGCGGGTGACGCAGTCGCCCCGCGTCTGGCCCCGGCAGCGGGCGCTGGAGGCGCGACCGCCGTCTGTGATGATGACTTTCATGCGTTTATCATTCCTGAAATAAACGCAGCGGCGATGTAGAGCAGGACGAGGTACAATAAGAGGTCCATCAGTCCATCCTCGCGATCTCAAACTTGCTGTCCTTCTGGATGATGGCGACGTAGCTGTACGGGTACAGCACAATCATCTCGTCGCGCAGCGGGATGGCCGACAGCGGCGAGAACGGCGGGTCGCCGGGATAGCTCATGACGCCGGTCTTGGGGTTAAACTTGAAGCCCTCCTGCGGATGCCAGCCGGAAGGCTGGTAGCCCTCATCGAGCTGCTCCCTGGCCGGGCGCGGGTCGCTGGGGTCGATCATGCCGAGGATCAACCCCCAATCCTCTGGCGAGGACCGGGGATCGATGATCAGCATCTCGATGATGGTAGGGCCGCTCATAGGCCCCACCCGTACTTGCTGGCGCAGATGGGGCCGATCCCGGCCTCGATGCTTTCCGCCTTCAGCAGCATGCGACCGCAGATGCCGCACTCAGACCACGCCTTGGCGTAGGCCTTCACGGCATCGAGCGGGCTGGCGGCGACGGCGAGGATGGCGGCGGCCTCCGCGTCAGTGGCGGCACCCTGGCGGAAAAATTTGCCGCCCTTGAAATAACCCAGCTTGCGCTCGTCATCCTTGGCGTCACGCACGAACAGCATGCCATCCCACTTGCTGCCCGGCTTGGGCGAGGAGATGGCAACGGAGATGGCGGCATCCTTCTCGCCGTGCGTCAGCTTCAGGGGCTTCGTGAACACGCCCTTCGCGCCCGGCAGCTTGGCGCGCTCGCGAGCCACGTCGAACGCCTTCTCCAGCGCCGACACGTCAGCGGCGGGAGCTGCTGCGGTGCGCTCAGCGGCGCGCTCAGCGTCACGCGCCATCAGCTTGCACACCGACGCAAACTGCGCGTCAGTCAGCGAGCCGTACTGGTTCAGCTTCTCCAGCAAGTCAGCCGGGAAGGTGAAGCTGCCGCCACGCGCTGCATTGCGCTTAGCCGAGCCTTCCAGCCACGCGACCATGTCGGGATAGGTGGCGCGGAAGCTGTTGGCGCTGTCGATCACCTCCTGCGCCTTCTCGACACGCTTGGCGAGAGCGCGCTCACGCGACTTGGCGCGGGCTTCCGGCGAGGTGCTGTAGGTGTTCTTGCCTGCGCCCTTGCAGGCGAAGCACGGGCCGAGGTTGCGGCCAGAGTAGCTGATGAAGCTGCCGGTGCCACGGCACTTGGGGCAGCCCTCGACAAAAGCGGTCTTCTCGAAAGGAACGTAGGAAGCAGGCGGCTGCTTCATGCTGGTGGCAGGAGCAGTCTCGCCGCCGAGGAGGTCAGAGAGGTCGTCATTGAGGTCGCGGGTCATTGGTCTTCTCCGTTGTGATGAACGGTTTATACTGCCATCCAGGCAGGGCTGTCAAGCTGTCTTGTTTAGTGTCTAACTAGCTGGTTTTGCTGCTCTTTTTTCTTGAGCATGTCCTTGCCGAACTGGGCGGCCACCCGGAAGAACGCAGCCATTTCCTTGCCGATGTCACGCATGACGGTCTGCGCCACGCGATGGTCCTTCTCTGCCGCCGCCAGCCGCATGATCTCCAGCATGCTCTGCGCGCCGCGATAGAAGCCGACGCGCACCATCATCAGGTGTCCCTCGCCCAGCTCGTCCGGTGCCGACGCCAGCATGGTCTTGATCCATGCCGCCTCCAGCATGCGGCCTTCCGCTGCCGCCAAGTTGGCGCGCATCCTTGCCTCTTCGTCTGTCATGTTTTCTCCGCGTAATGCTTGCAGGCCTTGTAGTGCAGCTTGATGCGCGGCCCATGCACACCCGACTGTCGAAAGAACATGAAGCAACCAGAGTAGTAGTCGGTGTCGAAGTAGTAGCCGCGATGGACGCAGCTCTCGCAGTATTTGCCTTTCGGCCCGTTGCCTTCCCAGCTCGCCATGCCCGGCTTGACATCGTCCTTGTTGGGAACGCCCGGCAGTTTTGTCATGGGTATCACGATTGACCTCCCGGCATAATCCAAATAATCTAGACTGTCGTATTAACTCAGACAAGAGGTGTGTAATGTCCAACCTACCATCTGCTCCGCTGGTGATCGATGCATTGGGCGGCAATCAGGCCGTGGCCGAGCTGAACGAAACCACGGGAAAAGTTGTGAGCTACTGGCGGTCCACAGGAAAATTTCCGGCCAACAGCTACACCGCGATCAAAAACAAGCTGCATGAGATGGGGCTGAGCGCCCCGGACGAACTGTGGGCGATGCGCGCCAACAAGCGGCCCAAGCTGAAGAAGGCCGTGAAGGCCGCCGTCAAGATCGCCAAGCGGAGGAAGAAGCGGTGAGCGATACAACCGAAACCACGCCGTGGACCGACGAGGCCAAGGCGTATCTTGCTGAGCTTATGCGGCATCGACCGCCGCTCAACTACAGCGCCATTGCCGACAGGATGGTGTCGCGGTTTCACCGCATCTTCACCAAAAACTCCTGCATCTCGCGGGCGCGGCGTGGCACCCAGAAGAAGGAGCGGGCCAGCAGCCCGCACAAAAAGAAGCGCAAGGCCTACCGGCACCCGGTGGTGGTGCCGCCCAAGCCCGGCGTGGTGTGGGGCGAGGTCACCATCATGCAGCTCGACAGTCACACATGCCGCTGGCCGGTGACCGAGGGCCTGCCGCCGTACCTGTACTGCGGCATCCCGCCGGTCGAGGGCAGCGTCTACTGCTCTAAGCACTCGCGCATCGCCTATCCGGCAATGGGGAGGCACTGATGACAATTCCCCAGGTGCGCGTGGCACTGCTCAAGCTGGCGCGTGAGATGTACCAGTATCCCTACACGCGACCGTTCGCCATCCGGCTGCGCGAGCTGGAGAAGCAACTGTACCGGCGCAGGGGCAACCCGGTCACCAGGGTGCGGTCGCGGGCCTACACGCCGCAGCTGAAGCGGCAGCTGCGCGACTACAAGCGCGCCCACCCGCATCTGTCGATGCAGCAGATCGCCAATCGCTTCAAGACCAACTCAGGCCGCGTCACCGACGCGACACTAGGAAGGCGCAAATGAACGACCGCAGCTACTGCATCATGGCCGTCGATCCCGGCCTCACCGGAGCGGTGGCGTTCTACTACCCGTCAGTGTCTGACCATGTGTCGGTGCATGACATGCCGGTGGTGGAGAGCGCCGTGAACGCATCTGCGCTGCGCGACCTCGTAGGCAACTACGGGCCAAACATCGCCATCATCGAGCGCGTTGGGCCAATGCCGCGTGACGGCGTGATGCAGGCGTGGCGGTTTAGTGCCGCCTACACCACGGCCCGCGTGGTGTGCGCGCTCAGTCACGTTCCCCAGGTTCTCATCACCCCAGCAAGCTGGAAGAAGGCGATGAGGCTGCCCGGCGGCAAGGACAACAAGGACCGTTCGCGGGGCATGGCGATGAGCCTGTTTCCCGCGAACGCCATCACATTCGGACGCAAGAAGGACGCAAGCCGTGCCGAGGCCGCCTTGCTCGCCTACCACTACGCACACACGAAGGGACTGTTGAATGTTGCCATCCTTTAATCACCACTCGCCCAGCAAGTGCAATCTGTTCGCCGCCCAGCCAGCCATGTGGGTGTGCGAGGTCATCCTTGGCCACAAGCAGCCAGTGTCCATCGCGGCGCATCGCGGCGTTGGCGTCGAGGACGGCGTGACGTGCGGCTTGAAGCAGCTCGACAGGCCGGTCAGCGAATGCATCGACGTGGCGCTGACCAAGTACGACACGCTGACGGCGATGAGCGGCGATCCGAGGCGCGACAAGTTTCGCGCCACCATCCCCGACATGGTGACGGCGGCGCTGGCCGAGCTGCGGCAGTACGGGACGCCCAGCGGCATGCAGGGGCGCATCGAGCGGCACTACGAGGGCTTGGCGTTACCGATGTTGGGCTTCTATGACTTTGAGTGGATGCAGCACGGTATTTTGTTGGACCTCAAGACCAGCGACAAGATGCCGGGGCAGATCAAGGTGGGCCACGCAAGACAAGTAGCGCACTACACCGCAGGCAACGCACAAGCCCGCATTGCCTACGTCACGCCAAAGAAGCTGGAGGTCTATGGGTTGGAGAACATCAGCGAACATCGTCTAGCCCTGGTGGCTGTCGCCAAGCGCATCGAAAAATTCAGAAGCCTTAGTGACGACCCGCAATTTTTCGTGGATATTACCGTACCGGACCTCGACAGTTTTTACTGGTCGCCACCGGCAGCCAGGGCGTTGGCGTTTCAGATTTGGGGCATCTGATGTCGGACGAAGACGGCGGCGATGACGACGACGGCGAAGACGACCTGTTCGATTACGCCGAGAGTGTCAGGCTGCGCGACGAGGGTATGAAGCGGGTTGCCGACAACAACCCAAAATTCTCCTACCAGTATTTTCACCACGTCCTGGCGCTGCCGCTGGGCTGGATCGGCAACAACGAAACCATCATGAAGGAGTGGAAAGGCGTAGAGCCGAGACACCCCAACGCCTGGGGTTCTAACCTTGGCCACTGCAAGCGCAAGGGCCTGCTGCGCGAGCTGCCGATGAAGCGGCCCAACGAACGCAAGCCAGGACACGCCCGCCGTCAGTGTTTGTACATGCGTGTTGCGCCATCAAGTCCCGATGGCGTACCGACTGAGCCAACTAGTCCAATACCCGGACAATCGGGTGTGGCTGGCAGCGAGCCTGTCGCTGCGTTTGAGGAGCGACATTATGTCGAATAATCTAGATGCTTTCGGACTACCCATGCGTTCCGGCGGCGGCAACGGCGAGCCGTTCGCCGTCATCTGCCGCTACGACGCCAAGGCCGGTCGCATGTTTCGCGACGACCGTGGCCAGGACGCTAGCGGCAACTACGGCGTGACGAAAACCGACATCACCACGAACCCCAAGTTCACGGCGATTGTCGATTTTGAGAATATTGAATACGGCTACATGCTGTTCATTCCCGGCCAAGCCCCGTCACTGGTGCTGGTGCCGATGGGGCAGCAGCTGCCGCCGCAGCCGACGAAGGAACACAAGTCGGGCGTCCGCTTCATGCTGAAGCTGTCGAACGACTGCGCGCAGGGCAAGCAGGCCATCCGCGAGATCACCGGCACCGCCGATGCCTTCAGGAATGGTTTCGGCCTCGTCTACACTCAGTACAAGGCCGAGAAGGCCGCACACCCTGGCCTGCTGCCGGTGGTCACGCTGGAAGCCACGCTGCCGGTGACGACCGGCCAGGGCATCCGGTCATCCACCAACTACCAGCCGGTATTCCAAATCGTAGGGTGGCAGCCACGCGGCGATCTGGTGTTCATCCCCAGGGCGCAGCAGCCGCCACAGCACCAGCAAGCGTTCCATAACGCGGCTGGGCAGCAGGCCGTGCAACAGCCTGCACCACAGCAGCAGGCTGGCTTCAGCAACAACGCTGCGCCGCAGACCGGCGGGCAGCGGGCTGCACCGCCGCAGAACGGCAGCCTGCCGTGGGACGCACAGCAGCAGCCGCAGCAGGCACCGCAGCAGCGGACAGTATCGGCCAGCGATTTCGGCTGAAGCTGAAACGAGAACGCCGAGAGGTGCGGACCTCCCGGCGCTACTCCAAACCCCGCGTGTCAGCAAACACAACAAGGAGTACCCGTGGATAGCACCATGCCGCTCGTCCCGTCCAGCGCCGCCATGCTGGCGCACGTCACCCATTTATTCGGCGGCGACATCCCCCTGGGCGCGTTCCAGTATGGCCTCGTCGAGCTGGCCTGGAACAAGCCCGGCGAGCGGGCCGTCAACCAGGGCCAGCTCTACCCATTGAACCGGCTCGCCGTGCTGGTGCGGGATGCCTCAGTCACCAACGCCAAGGGCAGCAACGTCTATATCGGCGCAGCCCTGCGCCAGCCCGGCACGGCTCCCTTCGCCAGGGCCAAGGACGCCGACTTCCTGGCGCTGACGGCAACCTACGTCGATCTGGACAAGCCCGGCACAGTGGCTGCCGCCAAGGCCAAGTATGGCGAGCTGAAGCCCACCCTGGTGGTGGTGACCGGCCTCGTCCCGGCACCCAGGGCGCAGCTCTGGTGGAAGCTGGACAGCCCCATCACAGACCCGGCGCAGTCGCAGCTCCTGCTGAAGGCTATGGCCAAGGCGCTGGATGGCGACCCTACCGTGTCCAACCCCTCTCGCGTCATGCGGCTGGCAGGCTCAGTGGCGTGGCCGGTGAAGGAGGGCCGCATCGAGGAGCTGACCGACATGCTGGTGCCGCCGGGGGCCAAGGCAGGCTACGGGGCCACGGCGCTGGGGGCGCAATTGAATGCGCCGGTCACGCCGGTCGAGGCCGTATCGCAAATGTGGAACGCCGCCATCGCCCAGGCTGCCGGGCCGGTGCGGCAGCCGGATGCATTCGGCATGCCCACCGGAAAGGTGGAGGATGGCCGCGAGGCCTACATGCTGGCCACGCTTAATGCCTGCCTGATCCAGCTGATAGGCGAGGGCGGCGGCAAGGTGCCGTCAGCCGCCGCGTTGTTTGAGCTGGCGTGGCCGCAATTCTCAGCCGGTGCCGACATCTCAAAGCCACGCGCCAACGGCCAGCCCTGGACAACGGAGGCATTTGCCCAGAAGGCAGCCTACACGGTCGAGCGTTTCGCGGCGGGCGAGATACCCGGCTGCCGCACAACGGAAGAGGCGCTCGCCGCCTACGCCGCCAAGCAGGCTGTCAACTGGCAATATGGCCCGGTAATTCCCGGCATTACCGGGCCGACGCCTGGGCATGCCTATGGGCATGCCCAACCACGCCCGGCTACGCCCATTGCCGTTCACGCTGCGTTCCCCATCGATGCCGCCGCCATCCCGCCCAGGCGATGGTCCGTGCCGGGCCTGCTGTTGTGCGGGAGCGTGTCCATTCTGGTTGCGCCGCCCGGCAGCGGCAAGTCGCTGCTCACGCTCCAGATGGCCATAGCGGTCGCGGCAGGGGTGTCCTGGGGAGGCTGGGTGCCGAGGGGGCGGCAGAAGGTGCTGGTGATCAATTCCGAGGACGACCTCGACGAGATGAAGCGGCGGCTGGTGGTGGCGGCCAGGGAGATGGGCATCGCGCAGTCGCAGCTCGACGGCTGGCTCGACGTGGCCGAGAACCCGGAGAGCATCATCATCGCCAAGACCGACAGCCGCACCAAGACGGTGGTGAAGACGCCGCTGTCGGCAGACTTGGTCATGACCATCAAGGCCAACGGCTACGGGCTGGTGGTGGTGGACCCGTTTGCCGAGACATTCCAGGGCGACGAGAACAGCAACAGCGAGGTGAAGTGGGCCGGTGTGGCGTGGCGCGAGGTGGCGCGGCTCTGTGGCATCGCGTTGTGGCTCGTCCATCACACCAAAAAGTACGCGGCGGGCATGGCGGGCGACCCCGACGCGAGCCGGGGCGGCGGCGCGATGGTGGGCATCGCTCGCGTGGTGGGGACGCTGTTCACGATGTCCGAGGAGGAGGCCGATGGCAACGAGATCGACGAGGAGCGGCGCTTCGACTACGTCCGCTACGACGACGGCAAGGCCAACTATTCCCGCAAGGATGGCAACGCCAAGTGGTTTGAGAAGGTCAGCCGGGAGGTGGGCAATGCCACCGGCTTCCTGCCCAGCGACGAGGTGGGTGTGCTGCTGGCCTGGAAGCCACCGGACGGCATGGATGGCATCACCGTCAACGACCTCAATGCGGCGCTCGACCAGATCGACCGTGGCATCGAGAACGAGCAGGGCGTGGCCACCGGCCAGCTCTTCAGCCCAACCGCCGCCGGGGCCAGCAATGCCCGCTGGTGCGGACACGCCCTGATGGAGCTGGGCATCAGCGAGAAGACCGCCAAGAAGCTCATCGCCAAGTGGATCAAAACCAAGGTGCTGGAGGTGGTCGAATACACTGACCCAAAACAGCGCCGCCCTAGGAAAGGTGTCCGTTCCAATCTCAACAACCGGCCAGGATCAGTGTCATGAAAAATACGCCAATCTGGCGCGTCATTAGTTTTGGCATTGACGCACCCATGATGCAGAAGGCTGCGTCATCAATTAAAATCGCCAAAGGGAAAACGCATTGACGCAAAGCTGCGTCAATCGCTTGCGGCGTTGCCGCAGCGACGAGTGCGTTTTCCCTTCAGCGTGGCGATTTCGCGAACGTGGCGACCGAGTTCCATCACCAGCGAGAGAGAGGATAAAATGCCTAGTTCAAAGAAAAAGGCCGAGCATAAACCCAGCCCAGTGTCAGCCGAATGGGAGCAGACCTACGGCACCTATCTGAGCGGACGCGCCGTGCTGGATGGCGTGGACGCGCTGGCGCTGGAGATGGAGGCCTACTGGGGCGTGGACCGTCTGCGCCTGCTCGTCCCAGAGGACATGCGGGAGCGGTTCGACCGGCAAAGGTTCAAGCTGAACGCAGCCGTCACGCACGGCTCCCTGCAAGACGTGCAGCGGGAGGGGCATCGCATGTTGCTGGCGTGGCGCACCCTCAATCAGGAGGCCATCGCCAGCGGCGCAGGGCGGCTGCCTACGGAGGTTTGGGAGGTGGCGGCACCCGATGGCACCGTCATCAGCATTTGCCGCACCACGGCTCACGCAGCCAGGATAGCAGGGGCAAGGACACGCGATGGCAGGCAGCAGGCGGTCTACACCCTGGACGAGATCGCCCAGGTGCTGTGGGCCAGCGAGGCGCTGCTGAAAGCCAAGGTGCAGTGGCCGGGAGCCAGAGTGGTGCGGACCCGCAAGCCTCGCGATCCGCTGGAGGACATCCCAGGCCGGGCCGAAAGGCTGGACGACCCCTGGGAGGACATGGACGAAATACTGCGCGGCACCCCGCTGGGCAGGAAGCAGGAGGGCAAGTGATGGACGGCGTTAACCATAACGGCAGCGGCAAATCGACCAACCTCGAATTACCGGCGGCCAGGGAGGCCGTGATCGAGCAGGCGCAGCGGGTCTATCAGGAGGTGGCACACGAACGCGACCAGCTCCTGCGGAAGGTGGGCGAGCTGCAAAGCGACATCGCCGGGTACAAGGTTGCCCTGGAGGCGCACTCCAGCATGGAGGCGCAGCGCGACAGCCGCATGGCGACCCTCCAGGCCGAGCGCGACATGGCCGTGCGGCAGTGCGCCGAGGTCAGGACCGTGCTGCACAACATCATGACCATAGGGCAGCCGTATCTGCATTCGCAGCTTCCGGTGACCTCGTCAGCGGAAAGGGGAGGGCAGGCAGATGATTGGGAGCTGGACCGGGAGGCAGAGGCTATTAAGCGCGAGCATGCTGTTGCTCTGCGTCAGCATGATGCTGCTGGTCCTGGCCCTGCTGATCGACCGGGCGCACGGCGCGCAGTGCCTGACGCACTCGCAGGCGAGGGCGGCCTACGGGTTCAATCTGCGCTGGACAGGTGACGGCCAGGGCAGGCGGTGCTGGGGGGTTGCGTTTAGGAACGAAAAAACAGGTTCCAAACGCAACCCCCCTCCAGAGGCAACGAAAAGCAGCGAGCCAAAAACGGCGAGCAGCCTTTCGTCCGAGGGACCGACTTGGGTATTCGAGGACAGCGGGGTAAAATCGGGCGATTTTACCCCGCTGCGAATGGTCAGCCGGGAATGGCCGGAAATAGCCGGGAATGCAACCGGCGATATCCGCGCAAAAGCGCAAAATCACGCAAGTAGCGATTTCCCGGTCAGTGTGACCGGACTGCTGCTCATCCTGCTGATGAGTGGCCTTCTGACAGCGTACAAGTTGGGCAAAGAAGCCTGGGGTCACTATGCCTCGCGCCGCGTACCCGGCGACCGCACTGGCGGCAGTCGAAGCCGGGACCGTCTGCTCTGGCTCTTGCTAGGTCAGGAGCCGGGAGGTCGCCAGCGGCGTACCAGACCCCCCTGACCAGCCGGGTGGGGTCTGTAACCAGGGGCTGGGAAGGGTACGGATCAGACACGGGAGGCGGGGAGCCTCCCGTATCCTTGACGATGACGGGTGCCGGGGCAGGCGGGGAACCGTCTAGCGCCGCCACTATAAGACGAATGAGGGCAGGGCGTTCCCTTTCGAGGAGCGCGCCCTGCCCTAGTCCGCAGTATTCGATCAGGTGGGCCTCAAGCCTCGCCCAGGCTTCGCAGGCCTGGGCGAGGTTGGGAGGGAGGTCTGTCATCCCTTCGATGTAGCGCGTCCGTCCCCTTGCTGCGAGATGCAGTAGGCGTTGGAGGCGAGCTGGCCCTTCATCTCGATCAGGGCCTCGACCCGCTCGTTCCAGGCCTCGCGGGCCGGGATGTACTCCTGGGGGCGGGGCTGAAAATCCCTGGCGTGGGGCGCAGCCTGCCGCATTCTGGAGATCAGCACGTCGAGCGCCAACAGCACCTCCAATTGCTGATCAAGCAATTCCTGGCGGGAGCTGCCGTTGAGGTTGACGATGGGCGGAACGAGATAACGGTAGCTCATCACGCGCTCCATCCGTTGACCTGGGCCGAGGTGCCTTTGATGGTCAGCCGCTCGACATGCTCGACGCGGAGCTGGTGGATGGCGGCCTCGATGGCCGCCGCCTTGCTGTTGGCCTTGACGTGGCCCTGCCAGGAGCCGGGCCAGGATTGCTGGCCCATCGTGGCGAGGTAGTCGATGGCTACGCTGTAGTTTCGCATTGTCAGGCCTCCACCGTGATGGTGTCGCCTTCGTGCAGCACACCCGTTTGCTCGATCAGCTCGATGGCGGCGCGGGCCAGGGCCTCGCCGGTAGCGTCTGCATCCGAGAGCTGGATGCAGCCCAGGACACAGTCCAGAGAGTTGCGGAGATAGACGGCAGTCATGTCAGACCTCCACGCAGTCAGCGAGGATGACACGCACGGTCTTGCCAGACTTGTCGAGCTTGACGCTGGCGATCTCATGGCCCGTGCGCTTGGCTACGGACAGGCCATTGGTGCTGGGGTGATGCTCCCAGGCGCGGATGACCTTGGTGACCTCGCCGTAGCGGTCACCCATCATCCAGCGGTCAGTGTAGGCCGGGATTTGGACGCGGGTAGTCATAGAAAACCTCCTGTGTGATGAACCAACGCCGCCCTTATACCGACAGCCTGTCAGGGCTGTCAAGCGGTATTTGACCAGTTGACAGGGCTGACTGGTTGTCGGTATAAGGGGCCTGTTCATCACAACAGGAGCTATCCATGTCCACCAAGTTTGTCCTTGTCGAGCAGACCTTTAGGGGCCGCGACTACACCCACCGCAACTTGTCGTTCGCCACCAAGGCGGAAGGCGAGGCCTACATCGTCAGTAAGTTTAACGAGAAATACCGCAGCCGGTATTTCATCAGCGAGCGCACGGTGAAGGACATCGATGCCTCGCAGGCGATGCACTGCCAGTGCTGCAACCGCACCATCCACGCCGCATCCGGCAGGATTGCTCATCACGGCTACACCCGCCCAGGTCACGGCTGGCAGACCGCTTCGTGCTTTGGCGCGAAACGCCTGCCGTGGGAGGTGGACCGCAGCGCAGTCAAGGATTTGATCGATCACCTCAAGGAGTGGTTGCTGCGCGCCGAGTATCTGCGGTGTGCAGTGGCTGACGAGATCGAGCCGGTGACGCACACTTATGAGATTTATTTGCGTGACCGTGGCCGCTACGAGAAGCGGGATTTGATCATGACCCGCGACAGGTTTGCGGACATCGTCAAGGCCAACGTCGATAGCGTGTTCACGCACCAGTACGAGCCGACGTTCGATCAGTTCAAGGCTCGCGACCTCGACAAGCGCGACAGCCGCATCACTAGCCTCAAGCGGGACATCAAGGAGTTCACGGCCCGCTACGAGGGCTGGACGCAGACCCACAAGTGGGAAGGCAAGCGGTGGGTGGCGCTCTAGCGCCACTCACAATCCATCACCAACGGAGAACCAAGACCATGAGCCAGCAAGACCGAGTAATGACACCGCGCCAGTTCAAAAATGCCATCAAGGAGCTGGGGCTGACGCAGGCCGCAGCCGGGCGCTACCTCGACGTGAGTGAGCGCACCGCCAACCGCTACGCCAAAGGCACCGCCAGGATACCGGCACCCTCTGCCATCCTGCTGCGGCTGCTGATACAGTACGGCATCAAGCCGTTCATCCCTAAGTGGATCAGTCCGCTGGAGGGACGCCGGGACTAGCCTGCGCCTGGACGACAGGCCGGGAGGGCGCGTATTGTCCGCAAGGGCAGTCGCGCCCTCTCTCTTTGGGGACAGGCATGAGCGGCGGCAAAATCATTCCGGTGATCGCCCAGGGCGACCGTGACGTGCGAGCTGATGTCCACAGCGCCCTGGTGGCTGCCGTGGCGGCGTCAGATGCCCAGTTGTTGGCCGCAATAGGCCGCGTCACAAGCCAGCTCGATGCGCTGCGTGAGCGCGTGGAGGCGTTGGAGCAGAAGGGGGAGGCACCCAAGTTAAATGGCTAAAGCACCAGCCGATATACGATCTTTGTGCCGGGCCTACACGCCCAATACCGTCCGCATCGTCGCGGGCATCGCCCAGGCCGAGAAGGGCGTCGATGAGGAGACAAAGCTACGCGCTATCGGCATGCTGTGGGAGCGCGGCTGGGGACGACCGGCCAGCCCGGTGACCGGCGCTGACGGCGAGGGCGACATCCGCATCACTATTCGCAACATCATCGAGGGCAAGAAGTGAACAGCAGCGGCGTGACGCCGAGCGCCAACCCGGCGATGTTTATCATCTACCGCGATGGCGATAGCTGGGGCTTGCAGCAGAAGCTGGATGGCCTCGTCATTGCCCGCGACCTCACCAACTTTCATGCGCTGGCGTTGTGGCACTTCCTGCACGGCGGGCGCTGCGTCGATGTCGAGGTGATCGAGGACATGCTGATGCGGGATACTGCATGAAGAAGCGCGACAGCAGGCGACGGTGGAAGGCGCGAGCTGCTATCGGTCGCGACATCCCGGCGCTGGCGATTGTCGAACACAATCTGCATCGATGGTTTGTGTTCAGACTTGACGATGTTAACCGGGACTATTGGGTGGCTACCGTGCGGTTGCGCTATGATTGACATCTCGCTGCCGCACAATCAGTGGACGCCACGCCATCACCAGATGCCGTTGTGGCGCTACCTACGCGAGGGCGGCAAGCGAGCGATGGCTGTGTGGCACAGACGCGCCGGGAAAGATGACGTTTGTTTACATCACACCGCGATCAGTGCGTTTGAACGGCAAGGTAATTATTGGCACATGCTGCCTGAGTACGCGCAGGCACGAAAGGCGATTTGGGATGCTGTTAATCCTCACACCGGGCTGCGGCGTATTGATGAGGCATTTCCGGCAGAGCTGCGCGCCTCGACACGCGATACCGATATGCACATACGCTTGGTCAACGGCTCGACGTGGAGCTGCATTGGCAGTGATGAATACGACCGTACAGTTGGCAGCTCTGCGGCAGGAGTGGTGTTCAGCGAATACGCGCTGAGCAACCCGGCGGCCTGGGGCTACCTCAGACCGATGCTGGAGGAGAACGGCGGCTGGGCGACGTTCATCACGACACCGAGGGGCAGGAACCACGCGCATGCGATGTACGCCTACGCGGCGCAGACGCCGGGATGGTTCGCAGAGCGATTGACGGTCGAGGACACTGGCGCGCTGACGCAGGACCAGCTCGACGAGACACAGCGTGAGTACCGTGCGCTGTACGGCAGCGACTTTGGACGCGCCCAGTTCTTGCAGGAATATTATTGCGATTGGTCAGCGTCGATACTTGGCGCGTACTACGCACTGGAGATGGCGCAGCTCCGCGACGAGGGCCGCATCTTGCCCATCGAGCCGCTCGACAACCAGTACGTCCACCGCGCCTGGGACTTGGGTGTCGGCAGCGACACCTCGATCTGGTGGTTCTGCGCCGTTGGCGCGCAGCTGTTCGTGCTGGATCACTACGCCAGCTCTGGCGTAGGCCTGGAGCATTACCTCAACGAGATCGAGAAGCGCGAGCAGCAGCACGGCTGGCGGCGTGGTGTAGACTTCGTGCCGCACGACGCCAAGGTGCGTGAATGGCTGGCGGGCCGCACCAGGGTGGAGACAATGCGGTTGATGGGGCTGAACCCGCAGCTCGTACCCAGCGCGACGGTCGAGGACGGTCGCAACGCAGTGCGCCGGGCGCTGGCGCTCAGCGTGTTTCATCCGCGCACCGAGGAGACAGGCATCGCGGCGCTGGAGCAGTACAGAAGAGAATGGGACGATGAAAAAAAGGCGTTCAAGGCCAGCGACATGCACGATTGGACCTCGCACCCGGCTGACGCATTCCGCTATCTGGCGCTGAGCTGGAAGCTGGCACCGCTGCGCGAGGTGCATGTCGAGAAGCCACGCGGCTTCTTCATCCCGCCACCGGCAGAGCCAAGCAAGGGCATCAGGCTATGAGCCGCATGCCGGGGCATCCAGAGACAGACGAGCGTCACGCGGCTGAGCTGCTCGCTGATCTGCTTTCCAGATATGGAGTGGCCCCGATTGCAGACAGCCAGTGCGCGCAGTACGGCCTGCGCCGGATGTTTCACGACAAGTGGGCGACGGTGTCGAGCATCGCGCATATGCTGCACGACGCGCAGGAGCGGCAGAAGGCACAAGGGCAACAGGCGTCAGAGCTGGAGGACGAAAGGGTGTCAGGCTAATGGAGCATCGCAACGTCCAGTACAAATACGAATGGATGCCGTCGATCCGCATCAAGCTGGTCGATGCCAAGCAACGCGAGTACGACTTCCCGCTAGTCGGGCGCTGGCTGGCCGAGCATCACACCCTGGCAGTGAACACGTTGTCGCGGAAGCAGTGCAAGGCGTTGTGGCGCTGGCTGGGACGCGACGACAAGCCACCGCACAAGCTGTGGGTCATGCTCAACCGCGAAGACGTGATGCGGGCTTTTCCACCGAGGGCAAAACCATGAAGGAATACAAAAAGCGCGAGGCGCAGCGCATCAAGCGCAAGGCGCGACAGCTGGGCAAGCGGCTGCCGTGGCGGCAGGCTTGCGACATCCTGACGACGGCCCTGGCGCAGGCAATCTGGCAGGAGGGCGGCAGCCGGGACGATGCCCACGCCACCGCCGAGATCGTGTTCTACACGCTCAACGAGCAGCTCGACCGCATGTACGGCGACGAGAAGGTTATCCCGCTTAGGCGCAAGGCGAGCTATTTCAAATGACGTGACGCTGACGCAATATGTCTGACGCCAGTTGGGGCTGGCGATTTAACGGAGCAGCCCCGATGGCCGATGACACCGACAACCCCAAGCCAATCGACGCCGATCTGGGCGCGGACGACTACGACTACAACCCGGCAGTCGAGCCTAAGAACGCCAAGGCGTGGCTCAATCTCCTGCTCGAAAGCGAGGAGATGTTCAACGATTGGAACGATCACTGCGACAACATCGACAAGCAATACGCCAGCATGGCGCGGCTGGCGACGATGTCGCGTGAAAAAGAGTTTCAAATGTTTTGGGCGAACTGCGAGGTCATCAAGCCCAGCATTTACGCCAAGCCGCCGCAGCCAGTTGTCGTCCCAAAATTCAAGGACCGCAGGCCGGTCTATCAGGCCGCGTCAGAGGTGGCCGAGCGGTGTGTGACGGTGGCATTCGACCTCACGCGCATCGACGACATCATGAAGCTGATACGCGACGACGTGGCGATGATCAGTCGCGGCTGCGGCTGGGTGCGCTACGAGAGCAAGGGCAAGGGCTACTACGACACCGAGCGCGTGTGCATCGAGTTCAAAAACCGCCGCGACTTCCTGCACAGCATCTCACGCAACTGGGAAGAGGTGACCTGGGTCGCAGGCGCGAGCTACCTGACGCGAGGACAGGCGCGCAAGCGGTTCAGGAAGACCAGCGGCGACGAGTACCAGAACGCCGAGTACAAGGTGGACAAGGAAGGCGCGGAGATTGGCGGTGCAGATAACAGAGAGCGGGCTAAGTTTTGGGAAATCTGGAGCAAGCAGGACAATCGGGTGCTATGGGTGGCACATGGATGCGAAAAAATCCTCGACGAAGATGACCCTCATCTGGAGCTATGCGGATTTTTTCCTTGCCCCAAGCCAGCCTACGGGACAGTGCAGCGTGGCAGCCTCATCCCTGTTCCAGACGTTCTCCAGTACAAGGATCAGTTGGACGAGTTGAACATGTTGACGGGCCGCATCCACGCGCTGAGCGAGGTGCTGGAGGCGAAGGGCTTCTATCCGAGCGGCGGCACCGAGATGGCCGACGCCATCGAGACTGCGGTGAAGACCAAGACCAGCGGACGTATGCTGGTGCCTATCGCCAACTGGGCCGCATTCGGCACCTCGAAAGAGGTCATCATCTGGATGCCCATCGACCAGATCGCGCAGACCATCACCGGCCTAGTGGCGCTGCGAAAGCAAGTCATTGAGGACATCTACCAAGTGATGGGCCTGAGCGACATTATGCGGGGCGATACCGATCCGCAGGAAACGCTTGGCGCTCAGCGGCTCAAGACTGAGTATGGTTCTAAGCGCATTAAAGACAAGCAGCAGGAGCTTGTCAGGTTCGCTCGCGACCTTGTCGAACTGAGCCTCGACATCATCACAGACAAGTTCGATCCAGTCACCATCATCGAGATGAGCCAGACGCAGCTTCCAACGCAGGCGATGGTTCAACAGAAAATCTCCGAGGTGATGAAGCAGATGCAGGGGCAGCAGAGCCAGATGCAGCAGCTCATGCAGATGCCTCAAGTGCAGCAGATGGCACAGCAGAACCCAGAGCAGGCGCAACAGGTAGCGCAGCAGGCGCAGAAGAGCCAGGAAGCTGCGGTGCAGACTATCAATCAGCTACGCGAGAAGCCAACCATCGAACAGGTGCTGAAGTTCCTGAAGGACCGCCGGGCCAAGTCGTTCATCCTCGACATCGAGACAGACAGCACCATCATGGCCGACGAGCAGGCCGAGAAGCAGCAGCGCACCGAGTTCGTGCAGATGCTTGGCGGGTTGCTGCCGCAGCTGTCGCAGATGATCGTGGCCGAGCCGGGAACGGCTGAGTTCTGCGGCGAGCTGCTGAAGTTCGCCACGGCACCATTCCGCGCCGGGCGTTCGCTCGACGGCACCATCGACGAGCTGGTCGAGCAGATGAAGACCAAGGGCCAGAACGTGCCGCCCAACCCGCAGCTGGAAGCGGTCAAGAGCAACGAGAAGATCGAGATGGCGAAGATACAGCAGAAGCAGCAGACCGACGCCGAGCAGATCAAGATCAACAAGCAGGAGCTGTTGGACAAGCAGCGCCAGCACGACGAGAAGCTGGAGAACGACCGCAAGATCGCCTGGGCCAACGCGCAGATCAAGCTGAGCGACACCGAGGGCAAGGCCGTCATCCAGCAAGAGAAGGTTTTTGAGAACCGCGAGGCGCATCAGGCGCACATGCGCGAGAACGAGCAGAAGATGCGGATGAACGACCAGAAGGCGCAGATGACGGCGGTCCAGGCGCAGAACAAGCAGATCGACACGCAGGCGCAGTCCGAGCAGCGCAGACAACAGCATGAGATGAAGATGATGCAGCCCAGGCCGATGGGACGGCAGTGATGGACCCGGAAGATTGGCAGATGGGGGAGCTGGCCGCGCAAGACGGCTACATGCCGCCTGAGACATTCGGGCCGACGAACGTCATCGACCGTAGATCGTTCGTGCCTAACCAGCCCTTCGAGCAGCCGACAGACGAGGAGATGTTTCAGTACGAGCTGCGTAAGAAAATGATGGGCGAGCCGATGCTCCCTGGTGAAGGGCGCGGCCCGCCACCGGAGCTGAACCCGCAGCCAGAGCCTACCGGCGACGACGAGCTGGACGATGCGCGTGGCGGGCTGCGACCGCTGACGCGGGAGGAGCTGGACGCCTTCCAGGCGCAGATGCAGATGGACGTGCCGACATCACGCGAGCTGGCGACGATGATGGGCCGCCCCTACGACCCGTGGGGCCTGCGCGAGAGCGCCGAGAACCGCCTCGACAACATGAAGCTGGAGCGGCTGGGGATGGCGGCACCGGAGGGCGGCATAGGCTCGATCCTGCGGCCCTCGACGCCGCAGGGCGGCTTCGACGACGAGCTGCGCGCCATGCGCGGCTGGGAGCCGCGAGGCCTGGATGACCTCGTCAGGCCAGCGTATCCGATGGATGACCTCGACGTGAGGCGACGGCGATGAGCGATTGGTATTCACAGCAACCCGACACGCTTGAGAGCATCATGGGCGAGCTGGCGGCCACCGACAAGCTGCCGCCACAGCCTGCGCCGCCGACAAGCGCGCTGATGCTGCCACGCGACAGCGGCGTGGCGGAAGCGCAGAGCTACATGGAGCCGGTGGCGGCTGGCTACAACGTGCGCGACCGCTCAGCGCCGGATGCTTGGAAGAAGTATGACGACGCGCAGCTCCAGAAGGAGATCGCGCCGCACAGCTACCTGCCCTACGGCGTGGCCACGCAGCAGGAGGCCGAGCAGGCTTACCGCAGCACTGGCGAGAGCCTGCGCGACTGGTATCTGCCGACAACCACATGGGGTGCCGGGCTGACGGGGGCGACAGCGGCGGCGGCTAAGAGCCTGCCGGGACCGGCAAAACTGGCTGGATTGGCGGCTGGTTTTGCGTTGTCGCCAAGCGATGCCGACGCTTCGTTCCTCAAGGCACCGCCGGGCAAGTTGCTGAGCCGGGCCGAGAAGCTGCTGAGCGAGGGCATGGATGTCCGGGGCATCTGGGACAGGACCGGCCTGTTCCAGGGCGCTGACGGTATCTGGCGCTACGAGGTGCCTGACCTGGGCAGCCGCTGGCTGGTCGATCCGGCGAAGCTGGTGGGTGAGAAGAACCTGAAGCTGGGCGACGTGTTTGAACACAAGAACCTGTTTCCACAAGCGCCCTGGCTGCCTGAAACCAAGCTGACGGTCACCAGGGAGCATCCCGACATTGGCGGCGGCTTCCTGCATGCCGATCCTGCCAAGGGCAGGCCGAATGAGATCGAGGTGAACGTGGACTACAAGCATGACACGCCGCACAGCGTGGTCATGCACGAAGGAACGCACGTCACTCAATTCGAGCAAGACCTCAACGCTGGCACCAACGTCAACACCCACCCGCTGAGCAAGCCAGCGCAAGACATCTACGAGCAGCTCAAGCGCGACTTCCAGAACCCGCCGAGCGCGAAGGAAGCAAAGGCGCAAGGCCTGCTGCCGCCGGGCTTCACCTACAAGCGGTTCATGAAGGAATACGAGGCGGCGAAGAACGCTGATCCTGTTCTGCTCGACAACAACTTTCGGCGCATCGCGGCGAACAAGGCCTATGGCCGGTCAGCCGGTGAGAATGAAGCAGAGAACGTGCAGTTCCGCGCCAACAGAGAACCGGAATATTTGATAAACGTGCCGCCGCCGGTCACCGAGCAAGTGCCGCGTGAGAAGCAGATTGTCACGTTCAACAACATGCAGCGAAACTTGCCCGGCCTCGCGATGGGCGGTTTGGCCGAGCAGCCGCAACTGGCGAAGAAGATCACCGGATTTTCGCCAAGCCCAGGCTTCCCGACAAGCAAGCCAATCCTCGACGCCAGCGGCGCACCGATCAAGGGCGCGGCCTTCACCAAGCAGAGCCGCAATGTTCTCGATGAGATAGCCGCAGGCGAGAAGGGCGCAGGGCCGATGGACCTGTCTGGCATCCTGCGCTCCGACGTTCCGCAGACGCCGATGGAACGCTACGTCCCCAAGCACGGCGTGACAGACCGTCTGGCCGACGCCATCGCCAACAAGAAGGTGCAGCAGGGTGTGCGCGAGAGCGTCGAGACAGGCCTCAAGTTTGGTGCCGACAAGTGGTATCACAACGAGCCGGTGCGCCGTGAGTTCATCAAGGAGCTGGGCGAGGTGCGTGGCCCGATTGAGTATGCGCGGTTCATGGACATGGTGGCTGCGACATCACCACGATCAGACGTTCCTACCAACATCCGCAATGCTTCGTTCTACTACATGATGAGCGGCAAGAAGGGACTGCCGGAAGAACTGCCATATCCGTATGGCCACGTCGCGCAGAACCTTCACCGGCAGAACTACGCCACCGTCACCAGCCCCGAGGGCTGGGATATTTTCAAAAACACCAAGCCTGCATCGTTCTCCGCGAACCTCCAGGGCAACTTGGTTCCGGGGACGATGGACACGCATGCCTTCCGCAATATCGGCATGCGGACCAAAGACCCACGCTTCCTCGAAACGTCAGTGTCGGCCAAGTACAAGCAGGGGACCGATCCAGCGAAGGACACCATTGTCAACAAGTACGGCGAGCGCACTGGTGACACTGTGGTGTTTCGTCCGCAGGAGCTGCACGAAGGCGGCAAGTTGAAGATGAAGGATGCGCTACAGATACCGTATTTCTGGAGCGCCAAGCCGCGAGCCAATGAGTATGGCGCAGCCGAAAAGTTTTACAGCGAGGTGGGGCGTGACTTTAAGCTGCCGACAGCGGACGCGCAGGGCGCAGCCTGGGCTGGTGGCGGGCAGCTCACCGGCCTGGGGACGGTGCCGACGCACACATTCCCGCAGCTCCTCAACGAGCGTATTCTCTACACCGCCAAGATGCGTGGCGAAGACCCCAGCAAGACGCTGTCTGACTTCATTAGGAAGAAGGCACCGCTGCTGGTGGTTCCTGTTGCTGGCGCAGTGGGAGCCGCGAAGATGGGCGGCATTGCCGATCAAGGAGAATACCAATGACCTCCATCAACGAGCCGCCACAGAAACCGCCGCAGCCAGGACCGCTGCTTTATGGTATTCCCATCACGCTCTCCAACCGCTGGTAACAGGAGCTGACGCATGGCCCAATCTACAGTGACAGTGACGCCGCCAAACCCGACGCCGCCGACAAACTACTCATGCGTTGGCGCAACCGGACCTAATCCGCCAAACTTCACCAAGAACACCTACAACGACAGCAAGAACTGGGGTGGCGGCACACCGACATATCCGCCGCCATACTTCGACGACGGTGCAGCAGGCGCGCTCACGCTGTTCGCGGCGCAGACCGCAGCTCTGGCGTCAGGCGTTGGCGCAACCGCAGGCGGCACCGAGGGCAGCTATCCCGGCAGCGGCACCGGCAATCCGCCGCCGATCAACTTCCTGGGTCCGGTCCCGGCCTCGACCAGCGTCCCGCACGAAGGCGCAGGCACCGAGAGCGTGGTCAGCCTGACCTACCCGCCAGCCTATTCCGGCGCACCGCCGCAAGTGCCTACGGTGACGGTTGGCGTTGGCCCGGCGATGCCTGCGGCTGTGGTGGGTGGAGCGCCATTCAGCCCCAACGCCTACCACGCCTCGTCGCTGTCGCCTGCCAGTGCAGCGACGTTGACCAGCATCTCGCCGGGTAACTCAGTGTCGGGTGTCGGCACAACTACGCTTGGCGCGACCGGAACCAACTTCTCCCGGCAGAGTGTTATCTATGTGAACGGCGTGGCTCAGACCACGACGTTCAACAGCTCGACCTCTCTGACTGCGCCCACGGTGACGAAGAAGACCTCGTCAGGCCCGTGGCCGGTCACGGTCGTAACCGGCGGCGCAGTCACCACTGCCGCCCAGACATGGACGTTCACATGACCACGAAGCGCGAAGACCTCCCGCAGTCGGAGCAAGGCCAGCCAAAGGACAAGACCGGGCCGTATGCAGGCTATACCGGCACGACGCCGCCAGACCCAGCCAAGGCACCGCCCGGTCCTGGCCCCGGCAAGGGCGACGACGTGCATCAGGTGCTGGGCGACAACAGGCCGTTCGATTACATCGAGCGGACCAAGCCGGAAGACCGTCTGCCGCCTGAAACCGCGCACGGGCAGATCACCCGCGACAACGTCAACCCCAACATCCCCAGCTCGCCGCACGGTGGCGAGCGCGGCATGGGCATCGTCGATCCCAAGACGCTGGGCATGGAGCAAGGCACGGCGGGCGCTGCGGTGCCGAAAGTGCCGGAAGCCAAGGAAGGCGAGGCACCGACGACGCCGCTGGCTATGGGCCGTGGCGCTGTCAGCAGCATCAACGAGCCGCTTGGCTCGTCAATCGGCAGCAACATGGACGCCCAAGGCCAGCCGATTACCGGCGGCAGCGGCGGCACACCAGCCCCCGATGCCGCGCCGGTCATCACCGAGCTGGACCCGGACGAATGCACCATTGGCGAGGAGACATTCGACATCTTCGTCCACGGCACCGGCTTCACCGAGGACAGCGTGATCGTGTTCGCTGGGCAGGAGGAGCCGACAGACCTTGAGGATGACGGCTCGCTCTCGACCGGCATCAACATGGACGTGTGGAACGGCCCCGACACGGTACAGGTGTCGGTGAAGAACGGGGACAAGATGTCCAATCTGATGGATTTCACGTTCCACGCCGAGCCTGCAACGCGCAAAGCGCCTCCCAAGGCGATCAAGCGTAAGGGCAAGGGCGAGAAGGCCAAAGCCAAAAAGGGCAAACGGTAGTAGACGGCCAGGACGCGGCGTTGCCCTAGCACGGGTTTCGCCAGCGCCGCGTCCTGTAATTGGGGGACAGATGCGTCTGGTGGAGATCGAGCCGGGGCGATTTCGTTTTGTGCGCGAGCAGACAGCTCCTGCACGAAGCGCGTTGCCGTGTCCGTACATCATCAGCGACGAGATGCCGCCGACTGAACAGGTCGATGGGCGTCACTACACGTCGAAGGCCGCCTTCCGAGCTGTTGGCCGCGCCAATGGCCTCACCGAGGTTGGCACCGAAAAACTAACCAAAAAGGTTAAGCGATCTACCGATAAGTATCGGGTCAAGCAGGAGCGCCGTCACGCGCTGCGGAGGGCTGTTGAACGCTATCGCGCCGGGGAGCGCGGTAGATAGGAGCCGCCATGAG